CCTATGGTGTGAAAACTTTACAAGATATTCCCATACCAGAGACGCAAAAGATTTATCCTAAATTGGAGTTTGGAAACTCACTTGAAAATATGACTCCCTATATTGACTTTGAAGAGGATATGGTTGTACCAGTCCCTCCTAAGAAGAAGCTAGGGTGGAACTAACAAACTCCTTAATTCTTTCTTCGAAGGTTTTAGATGAATTCCATCCAAGTGATCGAATAAGGTCGGGTGGTGCATCCTGATTACCTATTCTACCGCGTATATTCTCCTCTACTAATTCAAAATCAAACCCGTCCTTATCCATAGCTTTGGCTATACACTCTAAAAATTGTAGATTCGTCATAAAGTCACCCGTTGTGTTATAGATTCTACCTGGTGGTTGTTCAAGTATAAAACTTACCATTTCAGCTACATCATATATAGATGTCCATCTTCGACCAACTACTTCACCATCGTGTGTATAAATTGTGAACTTCTCCCCGTTCAATAGTTTTCTAATAGCAATCATAGGAAATCTTTCTTTTTGACAGAAATGACCGAATGTATTGTTTAATCTCACTATCGAACACGGAACACCATAACTCGATTGATATGCTTTACACATTTGCTCCCCACTATGTTTTGTTGCTGCATACATATTTTGTGCATTACATATATCATCTTCAAAACATTTACCAGATTTTCCATAAACTTCTACAGAACTAAAGTATATGAAATGTTTGACTTTATACTTTCTCGCAATTTCTAAAGTTTTAAAAGTTTCAGATATATTATCTTCTATCGCACACGTTGGATTTTCAATACATGCTATAGAACTTGGATTACCTGCCGCGTGTAGTATAATATCTATATCCTCACCATTCCATTCGAAGACTCGTGACTTGGTCTCTATACTATTCAGTCTATCGTCACTCTTGTATGGTCTTTTGGTATAGTACATGACATAATCTGTATGCTTCAGAAAATGTTCAATCATAGACGCTCCAACAAAACCCCGAGCCCCAGTGATTAACAGCTGCGTCATTTGATTTAAAGAATTAAATTATCTTTAACTAAATGCCGAAGAAGATATGGTATGCTCCTAATAAATTCGAATCTTATGGTGAGGAAGAAATCAAAGCTGTAGAAGAATGCCTCCGTGATGGGTGGCTCGCAGGTTTTGGTAAGCGTACCATAGAATTTGAGAAACGTGTTGCAGACTTATTTGGTAAAAAACATGGACTTTTTGTAAATTCTGGAAGTAGTGCAATTTTACTAGGTATGTGTGCTCTCAATCTACCCAAGGGATCTGAAATCGTTACACCTGCGTGTGGGTTTTCTACAACTGTAGCACCTCTCATGCAACTCGGTTTAAACCCTGTGTTTTGTGATGTGGGAATAGACTCTTATGTCCCAACGGTTGAACAACTTCAAAAGGTCGTTACTCCAGATACAAAGTGTATTATTCTCCCAAATCTTATAGGTAATGTACCAGATTGGAAAGCTATTCGTGAAGCATTCCCCGATGTTATTCTTTTCGAAGATTCAGCTGATACTATCACACATACAGAAATTACCGATCTCAGTACTACAAGTTTTTACGCCAGTCATGTTATTACAGCTGGGGGTGTTGGGGGTATGGTAATGTTCAACGACGATGAGCATCTCAAGAGAGCTATAATGTTTCGTGATTGGGGTCGTATAGGAGACAATATTGAAGAGCCTAGTGAACGCTTCAATCACTCCGTAGATGGTATTCCATATGACTGGAAATTTCTTTACGGTGTAGCGGGATACCATATGAAGGCGTGTGAAATGAACGCAGCGTTTGGTATTGTCCAACTTGATAAATTAGATGGATTTCTCAAACAGCGTAGAGAAAATGTAGAACGATACATTAAAAATTTAGCTGACCACCCATATTACACTCTCCCAGATGATTCTCGAAACCCTAATTGGCTCGCTATACCTCTTCAGTGCCCAGACCGTCTCGAACTCGTAAACTTTATGGAGGAGAATGATGTACAGACACGGGTTACATTCGCTGGTAATATTACTAGACACCCAGCGTTTAGGGAATATTTAGGTGATTTTGAAAATGCGGATCGTATCATGAAAGATGGGTTTTTATTGGGTGCCCATCATGGTATGACTATTGAAGATGTTGATCATGTGTGTAATTTGCTTAAAAGATTTGCCGACCTTAAGTTAAAGGTGTAAAGATGTTCAATAATGTATTAGTAACCGGTGGTTGTGGCTTCATCGCATCCAACTTTTTAAATACTATGAAAAAAAGATATCCAGAAACAACGTTTATAAATATAGACAAACTTGATTACTGTTCAAATGTTGAAAATGTAAATCCAGGTGTTGCTACGTTTATAAAGGGTAACGTGGGAAATAAAGAGCTCGTTGAGTATATCATAAAAAAATATTCATTTGACGCTGTTTTTCATTTTGCAGCACAAAGTCATGTAGATAATTCATTTGAAAATGCACTTTCGTTTACTATGGATAATACACACGCTACACATGTTCTCATCGAGGCGTGTAGGCGTCACATACCTAATGTAGAGTTCATACATTTTAGTACGGATGAAGTGTATGGTGAATCTAAGACGGATGTACCATTCACAGAAAGTGAAGGTGTTCTCCGACCAACGAATCCTTATTCTGCATCTAAAGCTGCAGCTGAAATGATTGTTCGTTCATACATCGAGTCATTTGGAATGAATATCAAAATTATTAGATGTAATAATGTGTACGGACCAAATCAATATCCAGAAAAACTTATACCAAAGTTTAAAAGACTTTTAAAGGAGGGTAAAAAATGTACTATTCATGGGAAAAACTGTGCGAATATTAAACGGGCATTCATGCACGTGGAAGACGTCGTGGATGCCGTTGAAATAGTATGGAAACGGGGAATACCTGGGGATATTTATAATATTGCATCTGATGACGAACTTACAGTGATTGAAGTGACGCATCTCATCATAGAAACGATTACAGGAACCAGAGAGTATGATAAATGGATCACATATGTTGAAGATAGACCATTCAATGATAAAAGATATTACATCTGCGCTGATAAACTCAAATCACTTGGTTGGTCTCAAAAGAAAACAAGAGAAGATATTGTAAAGTTTTTGGAATCACATTAGTGAGTCATAAAAGTTTTTACCATCGGGGGATATGTACTTCCCATCAGTGTCCCAACGATTATCCTGTTTATCAATCGATTTTATATGCCAGAGAGCTATAGTCGGGTCGGGTTGTAGGTTTACGATTTTTTTAGCACCGATGATATTTTCATGTAGTTCATTCCCGTAAGTAATAGTGGGATCATTCTTAAATACCCGACCTTGATAGTCTGGCCAGTTGATCCAATCCATTTCATTCACCTTAAAATTGCATTTATCTAACCATTCCTGAGTAAATCCTGGGTGAAGATTCATTCTCGGAACCAAAATTAAATCGGAACCACTTTCCTGAATAGCCTGTTTAAGACTCTTAATGAGTTTCTCCTTGGGCATTTCATCTGGGTCGATCACGAAAATATAATCACCGTTACACTTCTTCAAATGGAAATTCCTATGTTTAGCAAAGTTACCATCAAAGTCTCTCTCAAACACGATGACGTCATCCTTGAAATACTCTAAAACATTTCTGACAGATTGACTACCATGAAGTGTATCGAGTAGAATATTGATTTCATCCTCCGGATCTTTTACTCCTTTTAGGAAAGATATGAGAGAATATAAATCTTTCGATTCATTACAAACAGTTATAGCGTATGACAATTTCATTATCTCTATTAAACTGCATGTTTTTAAGCACTTAAAAGAATCTATACCCTAATTATAAATGTGGTGGCCTTTGATGCAATCGGCTATAACCGAGACTGATAAGCAGGCACTCATTAACTTCATTTCCACAAGTGACAGATATACATGTGGTCCAAAGGTGAAAGAATTTGAAGATGCGTGGAGTAAGTGGCTTGGTTGTCAACACTCCCTCTTTGTCACCTCTGGGAGCGCCGCAAACCTTTTACTCATGGCAGCTGTAAAAGAATTGTACAAAATCCCCAATGGGTCTAAAGTTCTAGTACCTGCGTGTACATGGGTTACCAATGTATCCCCAGTTTTCCAGGTTGGTTTAGAACCAATTTTTTGTGATGTAGACCTGGATAGGTATAGTTTTGATATGGATGCGTTACCCGAAGAAGACATTCGTATTGTATTCATCACCCATTTACTTGGACTAAATGCACCTGTGGAAAAGCTCAAGAAGAAATACCCTAACGCCATTTTTCTTGAAGATATTTGTGAATCACATGGGGTGAAAGCACCAAATGGTATGAAACGTGGTAGTACGGGTTTGGGTAGTACATTTAGCTTCTATTATGGTCATCATATGACAACGATTGAGGGTGGGATGATATCCACAGATAGTGAGGACCTTTACGAACTCATGAAAATTAAGCGGAGTCACGGTATGGCTCGTCTTCTATCACCACCTCTTTATGAAGAAGCTATCAAGAAGTACCCAAACATCGACCCAAAATTTCTTTTTCTAACTGATGGATATAATTTCAGAAACACTGAACTGAATGCAGTACTTGGACTTGAACAGTTGAAGAGATTAGATGAAAATGTAGAAGTAAGGCGTAAAAATTTTGATTGTTTTATTAAACTTCTAGATCCAGATATATTTTATGTACCGTATAACGACCCAGGTAATAGTAGTTTTTCATTCCCATTCATATGCAAAAAACCTGAAGAACGTGAGAAGTTAAAATCAATCTTTGATGAACTCGGGGTTGAGTATCGTCCGATTGTATCAGGTAATCTTCTTTTACATCCGTTCCTAGACAAATGGAAAAATACGGTAAGTGTACCAAACGCAACCAAACTTAACGATGGTGGAGTATATATCGGAAATGGTCAATTTGTCAATGAGGATATGATAGTTAAAGTTTTTAACGCAATCAAAACTAAATGGTGAAAACTATAGTACATCACCTCGGTCTTGGAGACCAAATAATGTTAAATGGTATGGTTAGACATTTTGCAGAAACGGATACAGTTGCCATTTTTGTGAAACGATGTCACGAAGAAAGTGTTCGATTCATGTATAGGGATATTGCGGATAAAGTCGAACTTATTCTTGTAGATAATACCAATGCTCAAGAAATTTGGTCAAAAGTAAAGGGTGACGTAATCCCACTCGCGACCTATGGGATTGATGACAATGGTTGGAAATTCATGACACAGGGGCAGGGTAGTGTTATGACCAATTGGGCACATGGTGTGTATATTCAAGCAGGTATCAACCCCAAGTATATGTATTCAAAGTTCAAGGTTGATAGAGATAAATCTAAAGAATTCAAAATTGACAAAGAGAATTATATTTTTGTTCATGATGACCCCGAAAGAGATAGGGTTATTCAGACTAAGACAGATAAATTCGTGTATAAACCCGATTCTAAACTAACGGATAAGAAACAAGAATTCTTCCAATGTGACCGACCAAATATATTTGAATATCTAAGTGTTATTGAAAATGCCGATGAAGTGCATTGTATGAATAGCTCGTACAACTGGATGATTGAACTTATGAACATTGGCAACCCAAAGAAGAATTTCTTTCAT